AGTATCGTTACAAGAGCGCCATCTATACCTACACGTCCGCGATCTACATCGTATTGTGTATAAGCATCTGTTACTGCTATTCCACCGTTTGCGATAGTTCCGACGATTCTTATTCTGTCGTAACCATCTATTACGTCTTCCATGTCCTGTTGAAGCAGGTTGGTATCGTATCCGATTCCTAGTCCAATGTTACCAGATGAAACATCACCACTAGCAGCACCTAAATTATCGAAATAAGTAGGTAATGCAATTGAGTAAAATTCACTGTTCATTATAGGAAGTGCAGATAAGATTGTTCCTGTTGGAATTACTATTCCTTTCTCGAAGAGAGATACGTTACGAATCTGTCTTACGATAGGGGCATAGCGATTAGGCATGAAAGGTTCTGCTGGCCGGTCACCTTCAGAGACTTCAAATCCCCAAAAGATATCAGAAGTAATGAACTTACTAGGGATACTTTTAACAGATGTGTTTAGTCTTCCGTTGGTATCTTCACCGAATACCAGGTTGAATTTATTTTCATTCATAATTCAATCCTCCGTTCGAATTGTTATTGATTTACTGGCTTAGTGAAAGTAGCTGTAATACTTGGTGTATTTTCATTCTTATCATCTGAGCCGTTTTGATTTATATCTTCTGGAGCATTAGCTGCTCCGTCACTTGATTCTGGTTTGTTCTTAGGATCAGGTGTTTTTTTGTCGTCAGCGGGTTTTTCTTCCGGTTTCTTTTTGCCATCTTCAACTGTACTTTTTTCAGCATCATCAATAGCTTTCTGACTTTCGTCAGGGTTTTCTTCGCTATCTTTCTGAGCTTTAGCATAGTCGTTTTCTGCTCTTAAATCAGCAAGAGTATACTCCAGTGCGTCGAGTGATCGATTTTTGAGTTCATCTGTTACTTCTTTGCGAGCCGCAGTTAGTCCATCACCATCTTTGCCTTCCATCTTTGAAACCATAGGTTTCTTCAGATCTAGAGCGATAGCAACGATTGCGTCTACTGCAATAGCTTTGAATCGGGATTCTTGTTCGCTGGCTTCTTTCTTTATATTATCGACCTCTTGTTCAGCATTTGTTTTTGCTTCATCGATTGCTCGTTGAACTGGTGCTGAGTCAATAAGATCTTGTTCGCTGTCAAAAGAGTATTTAGCCACGATATCCTCCTGTGTGTTGTCTTTTGTTTTCTTGCCGCTAGTAGCACAGCCTAGTGATTTAGCCTTTCGGTTAACACAGGCCATGATCCTTGATTTGGTGGATGGTGAACCTTTAAATCTTCCGATTAGTCTTCTGGCTGCAGTTACATGTGCGCAGTCAGGTACCGGGAAAGAACGGTTCGGTCCGCAGAATGTGGAACTCTTTAGACTTTTCCTTTTCTCTGTAGATAACTTGGCATCTCGCTTTAGAAGCTCGACATCAAGAAGTTCACCTATTTTGTCTGGAGTTCTATCAGATGTTTGAATGTAAATCCCTGCTTTATATAATAGATCAAAAGCATCTTGCATATCGATGCAATTACTTCTTATCATATCAGCGACAAGTAAAATTATCGCAGTTGTTACATTCGAATCTGTTTGTGTTGTTTCTTCTACTTCTTCTGTGTTGTCTTCTTGTTCACAACCACAGTCTAGAATAGCAACATCTTTTACCTTATGTTCAGGTAAATCAGTTGTTTGTTCATCAGAAGTTTTGTCTTCAGTATTTTCATCCTGAGCTTCTTCGTCAGATTGATTAAGAGATGAAATACTATCTTTGGCGATCAATATTCCTTGTTCTACATCATTGTTATCATAATCTTTGATATCAGATATTTGGTTATCTTTTACATTTCCAACCATTATCGTGATACTAAAAGATTCTTTTGCATCTTTATTGACAATAGAGTCAGATGCATCCATGCCGTCTATATTGATAAATGCTAGCTCTGTGTGCTCAGCATCATCGTCGGCAGGTTTTTGAACATAAGATACTTCGTTATAGTTTTGTTTGTCCCACATCCAAAACGCTAGATGTTCTTTATTTTTCATTAGAGCACTATTATTAGTTCTATCTTCGTATGTAGAAACTACATCTTTGGCTAATTCATATGTCTTTCCACGACCGTGACTACAATCCCAATCATTTACAGATAGACCACAGATAGAACATGTAACTAGATCAATTGAAGTAGATGAAGAAACACTAAGTGTTCTAAATCTTCCATCAATCATTTTTTCTATTGCTTCAGAATCTGAAACATAGTATATCAATTGTATGTGACCTTCTGCGTCAAATAGACCAGGTGCATCATTTCCATATAAAAATGGAGTAGCAACTAAAACTCTACCTAGAGTGTCTTCTGTTCCAATACTATGATCTTTCTGAACAGGTTTTCCCCATGATCCATTAGTTGTTTTCTTTATCCATGTTTTAGCATTTGCTCTTAGTAGTTTAGGATTATACCAATAATAATTTTGATTAACATAACCATAATGTGTTGCATCAGCTTTGGCAACAATAGCAGATCTATCGCCCATGAGCTTTTTGATTTTAGTAGCAGCTGCTGCAAATTGCCTATCTTCTGTAGGATTAGATGCATCTATACTTTCGACCTTATCTCTTGAAGATAAGAATATAGCATTCTGCAGATCAAAGTTATCGTGAATGGTTATTACTTTATCATTCGATATGCCTTTGACCATATCATCAATTGTTTTAATTACGCTCATGGTTTACCCTCGCTTGTAAGTATTCTAACATATAAAAATATATAGCGTCAATTATTCAATGCGACATGCGTCGCATATATAATTACGCATTTTGAGATTGTGATGGTCCAGTTTTCTTTCCATGTTGGTTTGCAGGTCGCAAACCTTTCTGGGTTACTTTTCCACTTTGACCAGTTGCACCTACTGCTGTTGGTCCAGCTTGCTTAAGAGGAATAGCATGAAGAACTGTATATGTCTTCTTTCTCTCCTCGTCAGATAGCGGCTCTCGTCCAATATCACGTCTCATTTCGTCCTCATTAAGCATTCCGGCTTCCCATAAAGTTAATACGTGTTGCTCTTTCTTAATAAGTCCTTCTATATCAACAGGTTTAAAGACAAACGAAGGTATGTTTTCTGGTTGCAATATCCAACCCATTTTAGCACCAGCTTCCATAAGAAGCTCGATCATTATAGGCCGCATTGCATCTGAGAAGATCTTCTGCAACTCAACAACTTTCTCTTGAGAAAGTTTATCTAGAGTATTAGCAGTAGCTCTATTTGATGTGTCTCCTATTCCAACTGTTACTTCACTTAGCCATAGGCCAGTAAGTACTCTTCTGTAGAAATAAAGGAGGTAAGCGTCAAGCCGCAAGGCCTGACTTTCTGCTCCAACCATACTGATTAGAGATCTGTTATTAGTTACAACAAACCCGTTACTTTCTATGTCTTGTAATTTATTATATAGATCGTCGATCTCGTTTTGTTCACCGGCTTGTTTGTCATCTCCGACTATGCCATGTAAAATCGGATGTCCATATTGATATACTAGTAGTTCTATATTCTCTTCTATTCTTCTCAGCGAGTCAATGTCATTCAGTGTTGGCCAGAATGGTGGCATCGCTATCTTTTCTCCTGGTATATGATGATACCTTATATGATCCAGGTCATCCTCATCGTAAAGAACATAGTTCTTTTTACGACGTGGGGTAAGGCGAAATAAACTTGCAAACCTACTAAATAGAACACTCATAAGTGGATTGTATAAATCGTGATTACCACCTATTACTTGCCCCTTAGGTAAATTAAATAATGAAGGATTGATTGTATTGAAATTCACTTCATCTACGTTTTGATCTATTCTCACGTATCTCATTTTGCCACCTGGTCCTTCTCCCAGGATTAGCTTTCTAAAATCTTCTACATATAAAGATGCAATAGGTGCCATCTTCTTTCCATCCCATCGTTTATAAACATTTCCAGATGATGAATTCTCTTGACGATGTTTAATAAATGGTGTATTTCCATATAGGATCGTAGATACCATGAAGTCATTAATAACTTCATTTGTAGAAGTTCCCGATACAACCTCGAACTCTTTCAATCGTTTATTTAGATATCTAACAATTGATGGATTTTTAGAATCAAGATGGTAGCCATTTCTAGTAGTTGCTTCTGAATATTTGTCAGATGAAAATTTCACTAGATTCTCACCAGCATAAGAACTATAAATATCACTCATGTTAAATTTATTAACATGAAGGCCTTCTGGTGTAATATCTCTATTGGGTGAAAATCTCTTTTTTAGTTTACCCGTAATAGCAGTACCAAGTTTAGATTGTACATTTCTAGTAATAGCAGGAGTGTTATCTGTGGGAGATATCGCACGGTTTATACCTAGGCGAGCAATCGTATCTATCTCGTTCATTAGAGTAGCTACTTTGCGTTTATCTCTGGCTTCTTTTTGGCGCCCTATGAATCTTGTGATTAAGTTATCCATCTTTACTGATATTGTACCATAATAATATTTATGTGGTCAATTTGCTATGTATTTAATTCATCGATACTAATATCTTCTGGTCTGTCTGTTTCTTCAAATATATCTTCATATTCTTCATCCGCCTCTTTAGTTAATGTCGTCCAGATTTCATCAAGTCTATTCTCTAATAAATGCTTGTATTCATCACCGCAGCTTAATACCATTTGATCTGGTGTCCAGGTCCCTCTTTTAGGAAGAGCCTTTATAATAGTGCCGGCAGTTTTTTCTGCTTGTTCTTCAGTTATTACGCCAAGTTTATCATATTCATCAAATATCTCTAATAATGCCTGGTGGGCATCATCATATATAGGATTTGTTCCACTAGAATATGCGTTAGTTCCATTTACTGCTTCATCATCAAAGTCTGCTTCTTCTGGTCCTAAATGTATTCCTCTAGCATATATCTCATTAACCTTAGGTATTACTTCATGTAAATTCTCTTTCCATTTTTCAATATCTGTTCCACCATCTACGGCTACTACGAGCTTTTGAATCATCTGATCCTTCTCTGCTTCTGTTGCTGCCTTGTTTAATTGACAGAAATTAACCAGAGCTTGATCCCAGTTTATTATCATTTGTAGTAGTTTTCTAAACATGCTTATAGTTGAAGTAGATGAAGTTGTCGCCACAACTATATCGAACTCTCCCATAGCCTTGGCGCTTAGAGCCCACATTTTGGCAAGTATTTCGAATATCTTTGAAAATAGATTCTCGAATGCGCACTCCATCATTTTAAATAACCAATCTATTGGTGGACAAGATTCTAATGCTAGCGCAACATCTGGAAACTTACTTGTTAACTTCTGGATATTTCCAAACATTACGTTCTTTAGTTTTGCATAAAGAGATGTTATTAAAATTGATAATCCTTCTGATAATGACATCATTAAAGAATATTGAAATATTTCAGATATACTCAAAAGACCGGTCATTTGAACATTTATTCCAATAGATCCTGTTATTACGCCTAGGAATGCATCTATGATTTTAGCCCATATTTTGGCATCTTCCATAAATTCTAAATTGTTAATGTCTAACTTTTCAAGATCTGGAAGTGATTTTACTTTACCTGATTTAACAAGAGACATTCTTGGGATCAAAAGATATAATAGTCTTATTATACAACAGAGCCATTTACGTGTTCTAATTGGTAGAAACTGTAGAGTTAATATATCAGTTACTTTCTTATCGATTCGTTGTAGTACACCATTCATTGTATTGAAGAAACCCAGTAAGCCGGCATCTACTTTATCAACAACTCTGTTTCCATTTTCTGTATATAACTTCTTAGTAAGACCATCTGCGTTATTTACAAAGGCCTGGGATTCTCCTTTCATTCTATCTAAAATTGTAAATTGTGATATATAACTAGATGGATCTTCTTTTTGTTTTGAATTTGGAGCGTTATCTTGTATGTCCATTTCCTCTCTAATTGCAGCATCTAATATATGTCGAGCAATTGCCCTTTCGGAATCAGTTGGTTCATATGATGGACTACATCTATTATTATCATCTTCATCAAATGGAACGGTTCCTGGAACTATTCCTGCCATAATTGTTAAAGCTTCTGCCTGAATATCTAATACAAGATCGCGACATACGTTAACTCTATATCTGCCATTTAGAGCATCTTGACATAATCCTCTATCTCCAGATATCATTTTGGTTATTATCTTTGCTTTCTTACATTGGTTATCAACAGTATATGGTTTACCACACATCAGTGCTACCATGCCTACTTCTACTGGATATCCTACTGACCAATATACTGCCTCTATAATACAAGCGGCTGCTTTGTTCCATATCTTCTGAAACAATGGGATCAGGAACTTTTTACCAAGAGGAACTTTTAAAATGGTAGGTCCTTTACTAAATACTTTATTAGTAATTTCGCATAGTTTATTGAAAAATATATATGCTACAAATCGCGGAATCATCCACAATATTAGTAGAATTAATATAATACCAAAGTCTGGGAAGTTCTCAGATATACGCTTTTCACTAAATGCTTCTTCGATTGCTTCGCGCGTGCTATCCATTGTATTTCTATCTTGTTTAGCATATGCTGCAGATAGAGTATCATAATTTGCAAGCTTGCTTAAACATATTGCAGCATCTGCGTCTACTTTTTCTTTACCAATTAGATTCTTCATTAACTTTGTACTTTGTGGATCTAATGTTAATTCTAGATCTGGAGGAAGAATTAGCTCTTGAACATTTTCTATTCTTGCTATTAAATCTACTCCCTTCTTTACTGATAGGCGTGCAAAGTTTACAAAAGTATCTAGTTCCATTTCAGCTGCATCTGCAATTTGACGCAGTAGCAATGAGTCTTCTAATTTGAGAGTACCTTTAGTTCCAGTGGGATCGACATGTGCTTGGTTCTTTCGTTTCTTTTTCTCTGATGGTTTTTGGATTTTGCCTTTCTGTTCATCGATCTTATGGCCAGTATGGTCTATAAAATCATAAGGATTATCATTTTCGTAATGCCTATCATCTAAATAATCATTTGTTTTAGTCATCTTATCTTCCTGGATATAGCACGCTTACCACTGTTATTTCCAAATCCTCTTTTAAATGAGGGGCCAGAGTTATTAACTCTTTTTATACTTCTTTTTATATATCCACTGTTAACATATGGACTGGCAGGGTTTTCTATTGAATTAAAACCTAATTCTTTTTCACCAGCAACTTCAGGAAATAGGTCACTATAAGTACTTTTGACTCTTAAGCGTTTCTCTATTATTTTATCATACCCCATGACTTTTGCCCTGGCTTTAGGCATTCTTTCCCATAATCTTTGAGTCTTGATAACTTCTGTTAGATAGCCATATAATACAAACGTTAGAGCATCTAGATCGTGATCTCCTGATTTACCTTTATAAACAGGTCTTCCATTAGCAGTATATTTATCAATTATATATTCATTCATTTCATCGAATATTGTTGAATCACCCAGTGACTTCTTCTTTGTTGATAAATTCTCTTCTTCTGGAACTCTAATTCTCTGTTGTTCCATAAATCTAACAAGGCTTTCTACAGCAAAGTTTTTAACATATGTTTTTCTATCTTCTCCAGTAGCAATGTCTGTTATCTCCATTTGACCATCAGTTGGTACTCCTATAACTATTTTGTCTAGTCTTGTTTCTTTATATTTGAGTCCATGTAAGTGAAGATCTTCTATTTGGGTTGATCCATATCCTATGTCAACCATTATATAATCAAAGTTTAGATTTTCATGTAGTTTGATAATCTTATCCATTGCAGCATTTTGAGTAAATTCTATGTCATCTATTTTCCATTTTCCCCTAATCCACATATTGTGTTTATCATCAAAATCTACCCACACTAGTCTAGTTCCATTACCAGACTTGTTCCAATCTACTCCAAGGATTCTAGTTTTATGTTTAATGTTACGATTTAATATATTTATTTCATCACCATATGAATACTGTCTAACTATTCCTTCTGGATTTGATGGACTTAGGAATGTCATTTTAGACATATTAGTACAAACTTGCATATCTGTTTTACTAAATAGACCAGACTCTGTGTCTCCCCACTCTGCACAATTAAATGTGCACATTCCATTGGCAAGAACATAACTATGGTCAATTGAGTTAACGGTTATATTATATACTTCCGACATTCCTTTATTTGTGACCTGGCATATTTCAGTAAAAGTTCCATTATTTGTGGCATTCATATTTAACCAATTTTCCATTTTGATAACGTTATAATTGAGCTGATTGAATTTTAAATATGATGTTTTCTTATGATTGTTCTTATATTTATTTACTTGATTACATTTGATGTTATTTTCTAAACATACTGATCTTAATGATTTATTAGTATCTGTACTTATATCTATCATTTTTTGATAGTCTTGGAAATGTCTATCTCTCCAATAGTGTTTATAATCATTATAAATAGAAATAGAATGCGATAATGTTTCTTTATTATGATTATATCTAATCATATTAAGTTTAAAAAACAAATCACATGAATGATCATTTGTAATATATAATACATTATCAGATACTGTATTACATATGTTTAATTTATTAAAGAATGCTGACATCTCAAATAGTAAATTATTAGATTTGAGCTTCATGCTTAGTGCTAATGAATGTACTGTATAGTTCTTAGGAATTGGAGTCGAACCTTCTGCTCCATATAATGCACCGTAAAACTCCATACATAGATCATCATTTTTAGATATCCATTCTGGTGTATGCCAATCTTGAATTGTTTTTTTACCAACTATCGCACCAAGATTTACTAAATCGTTAGCTATATTACCATTTATTTCTAATGTCCAAGTTTCACTATTTGTAGAAGATGATTTAAAATATGGGACATTAGTTTTACCATATACATAATATATATCGTTTGCTATATTTTGTAAATCACATTGTTCGCCATAAAATCTAGCACTATATGAAGAGGCAGTTCTCTGATATACTGTTCCATCACCATTTAAAAATCCAATAAGTCTAGCTTTTATTGCATCTTTAGACATGTTATATTTAGGAACATATGGATAAAAAATCTCAGTTGTATTTTGTATTTCTATTTTCTCACCATTTCTATCTGGTACTTTATGATCATATGTGCATGATATATTACTAGTTGGCGTTTTAAATGTGCCTATTTTTTTTATACCAGTCATACGTTTATCTATAATATCTATTATTTTATATTGTGAATTTATATTATTATAGACTGTCTGTTGCCCTATTTTAATATCTTTTATAGGAGTTGCTGTGAATTTACCATTGTTATAAATATCTAATGTTTCATATGGAGCAAGACAATACTCATGTAGATAACCAAGTTTTGTACTACCTGCTCTAATTTCTGCTTCTTTTTGAGGTGACCAACTTGGTGCCTGATTAGATTTAAAGTGGAATGTATCATAGAATCCACCATCCCATGTATTCCTGAAGAAGCCCCGGCGACCGGTAGGTGTTGATGACATAAAGATAATTGGATCATCAAACGAGTTAGTCGTTGGTATAACAACTGTATCCATTACGTTATCATTGATATAATCTGCTTCATCTACGAATAATATGTTTGAAGTTTTTCCACGAATATTAAGTCCTTTACCTCCGCTCTCTTCACCTGTTGTAAGAAATATTGCTTTATTTTTCCTACCACCACATTCAAATGTTAATTGCAATGGTTGTCTCTTTGGAGTTATCCTGGCATTTAGAGTTGGGTTGTGACTTATTAATTCTAGACATTCTTCAAATATTTGTTCAACGTGAGTCTTTTGAGGACCAATAATTAACATCTTTGAACCTGGTCTTTTTAATCCATAATATAAAATAAGCATTTGAATAGATGCTGAATTATGTTCAACAAAATTATCAGCTAATAATGTGTGATTTCCAGGCACTGTTATATTGTAAGTCTGTTGTTCTCCATCTGCTTCTAATTTTGAAATAATATCCCATGTCATATCTGATTCTAACATTTTACTAATATAATCATCTTTTAAAACTTCGTTGATCTGTTTTATTTTATGATAGTTAGGAGAATATTGTTTTCTAATCCTGGTACTATCTCTATTGTTTCCTTTGTGTCCTAAGAGATATGCATTTGATAGCTTCTGACTTTCTTGTATATTAGATATGTAGTTCCATATTCCTTTAGGCATGGTTCTTAATTTGCTATTGGCAGATATATTATTAACTAGTTCTGATAAAAAATCCAGTGTCTTTTGTTTATATTCAAGTGGTATTTTGATATTGCTACAAAATGTTTGAATGTTTTCTTTATCTAATATTTTAAGAGTATGTACATCGTGTCCTTTTGTAATCTTATAATCATATCTGCATACTATTCCTAGTCTCAAAAGTAAAGTTTGAATGTCTCTTATAAGTTCAATATTGCATAACGAAAGACCAATGCATATATTTGAATGGTTCTTACCAATATATGCATATCCATCTGTTGCCCATATTCCTGCGAGAAATGATTTAATTATATCTTTAGTTCCACCCATGATTTGAGATGGAACTCTTTTTGTATGTGAGTTTTTACCAAGTAGTTTGGTTTTGGATAATAGATCAGATATATTTGATGTGCTGGAATTATTTTTTACTAATCCGTACCCGTATTTAGATTTATGCTTTGTTACTTTATTATTATATCCTAGAGAATCAAAAAGACATTGTATTCTATTTGGCAATAATTCATTTTCAGAAGTAAATCTAATTGATCTTCCAGTAAGAGTTCCATCTCCGATTAAATGTCCTAATAATTCGGCTTCCTCTAACTTAATAGATTCTTTACCTTGTATAGATTCTAGAGTTTTTTGTATTCCAACTCTATCTCCTATTTTAAGATCTCCGGCATCTACCCACTTTGGTTCAGCCCAACTATCTCGCCAAACCATATATGGATGGTTTAGAGTTCTCGTTGCAGAGTTTCCTAACTTTGTTGTTATCTTTATGCATTCTTTATATCCGTTATCTTCTATTAGTGCATCTGCTTCTTCAAACTTATATGTATCTTGATTAAATGATTGTAATTGGAATGTCGTGTTTGATTCTCCATATAAATCATATAGTTCTTTAACTGTTGTTCGTTTTCCATTCTTCGCGTTTAATACAGTTGCTCTATAATCTAGACATTTTCCCATCTGTCTACCCATTCTTATAATACGTTTCTTTGAATGATTATTAACTATGGCTGTTTGATAAAATCTTAATTCTAGTTCTTTTTCTGGTTCTTGTGGATTGGGAAGGTTCTGTTCCATCCAAACTGAAGGATAATTATAGTGGAGAAGTTCTAAATATTCTCCTTCTGAAAGTTTTGGTTTAAGCTGTTTTAGCTCTTCAAATGAGAGATAATCCATTTAATAACCTTGGGCTTGGATTGCAGCTTCCTGGCCCAAATATGATCTCGCTGATATTCCAGCGTTCTGCATAGCAGATATTGCTCTTGATCTTTCTGTAGATGCAACTTGGGTATCTAATGTTTTACCAGTACCAAATTCCATTCTACCTATATTCTTAGAAATATTTACGGCTTCTTTAATTGTATTTACGCCTCTGTTAATTACGCCGGTTCCTAGTTTTTTAAACTGTTTTGCCATCCACATGAATTGTAGAGTTCTAGCACCCTCTATCATTGCTTTGCCAAATAATGGTCCACCTGTTTGTGATAATTGTAAATCTTTAACTACTTTTCCATATCTTGTTCTAAGTCTTGTAAGTCCTTTTGTTTCTACCATTTTTGGACTTTTGCCTGGATATGCTTTTCCTACTTTTGAATAAGTTGTAAATTCTTGCTTTGCAAGATCTGTATCCATTTTTGCTGCTTTCTTTTTAAGTGCAGTGAGTTGATTGGATAATTTTGCAGTTGTTCCAAATCCAGTTTCATCTTCGCTTCCAAGTGCTTGTTTAAATATATATTTCCATGTATTGATAGGTAGGCCTGCTATACCAATAAAGTTTCCAGGTTTCCAGAATCCTAACTTTGCAGAGCCCCGTGCTATCAGTCCTCTACGTGATTTATCGAATTGTTTTAAATCTCCATATAGTTCTCTACGATTAGATTGAGATATCTTTAATGCACTTGACATTTCTGAGTTGGCATTTACTGTTATCATTTGTTTACGTGTTTTATGACTACCTCTTAAGTCACCAAGTACCTGTTTCTTTGGACCAACCCTACCTTTTATTTCTCCTTTATATCCTTTATGTATTTTAGTTTCAGATGTTACTTCTGGATCAAAAGGCGCAATTGGATAGTTTTTTCCAGGAACATATGTTGATGACTTCATCTCAAATCGATCAAATTTATATATCTCTGACTGTCCAGATGTTATTCTATTAATGGAACCAGCTCTTCCTCGTATTTTACCTTCGAGCTTTGTTGTAGATAATATATCTCCTCGAGAGTCACCCATAACAAAATTTCTATTGGTTGCATATTGATCTGCTGCTCTAAATTGGTTTCCAGATTTTATACCACGTAGTGAATCATCTATTGCTCTAGTTTGAATAGTATGAGTAGTCATTATATCTGATCTGGCTAAACCTCTATATGTGTCTCTAAGATTTTCTCCAGCTGGTCCACCGCCCAATGCTGAACGCAATTGGTCTCCAACTTTACCCCTGGTTTGTCCAAATAAACCAAAGAGACCTCCAGTTTTACCTATCTCTTTGCCGGCTGGGCCAATGCCTTTTCCGCCAATTATTCTACCTAATGTACCACCAAGGAATAATGCACCCATTGGTCCACCAATCATTCCTCCCATTATTCCACCCATTAGGCCGCCGGTAATTCTTCGTCCTATGGCTTTCTTTCCAAATCCTGTTGTTCCAAATAATAGAGATCTTAATCCAACTGGTGTTATATTTTTGACTTTTTGACCGGAAGCAGCCATTGCTATTCTTCCGGTAGTTCCGAGTACAAAGCTTGTTTTTACTAATGATTTAAATGCAGAGCCTGGTGCAGATGTTACAGCAGACATCATATTCTCTGTACGTAGAGATGCATAGCCTGGATCAAATGTTTGACCAGGATCTCTAACAACATCTGTCAATGATTTGTTAAATAAGAATGGACTGATTTGAGATAAAACCCCAACGCCAACTGGACTCATGCCAAGAGATAATCTTGTAATGTTTGAAATATTATTACCTATTGAACTGGCAAATCCACCAATTGTTCCACCTTGACCCAATAACCCGGTTCCCCGAGCTGCCATATTGGCTAATCCATATGCTCCAGAAGTTGTCATATTGGCTAATCCATACGCTCCGGAAGCTGCCGGAGAAAACATACCACTAATTGGGTTAAGTATTTGCATTTAGAACTTTCTCCTGTTCTTGTGGAGATCTTGTGTTAAACCTTGTGTATTTAATCGATTGCCATCTATTCCTCTTTTGCCAAACATTTTAGCTTGTGACTTAGTTGGTAACATTGGAGAAGTTAACATTGTTCCTCGTTCTAATGTAGAAAGACCTTTACTTGCCATAGCAAGTCCACCAAATAATCCAACATTACCTATCATTGAACTCTTAGATAATAGTAATCCTTTTCCTATCATACTCATTAGAATCCTCTCATTCTAGATTTACTCTTATATCTTAAATTATCTTGTCTTTGTTTTGTTCCACTTATACTTTTAATTATAGCAGCTGTTCCAAGTAAACCCATAGAAGCAGTTGCTGCGCTCTTCATATGTTGAAATTTTGATAAACTGTTACCGGATAACGCACCTTTAGCTATTGGTTTGATACCTTTAAATGCTCTAGCAAGTGATGTATATAACATATAATACTCCTATTTAAGTATACCATAAAAATGCGACACTTGTCTTTATGATAGTATATTATCTATATATGGAACTCCATTTGTTGAAAAACTGGCATATTTTCTACTGTTATTTTTTAACATATTATTAACTATATTATCACCATGTTCTAACATATCGGATGTTCTAGCTCCAAGCCTAGCGCCGGCCTTAGGTCCAAAATCTGCTATGAAATCTCTACCGTCTGTGTTTTTAAGAAATTCAACACTTCTATCTCTTCCAGCCTCAGGTACTCCTGGGAATTCTTGTATGGGTCTCTGCATCCCGGTTGAATATATTTCATCACCTTTATGTTTCATTCCAGTTATATTTTTAACATTATTGCTACCCATTATTTCTTTAGATGGTGGATCGTTTAATCCTATTGGTGTTCTAGATGTAGCTGGCATTTTCTCAGGATAATAATTCATTGTTTTTGGTTGATATAACTTTGGAGGAGCAACTCTAGTTCCCTGTGCTGCACGTTTGCCTGCAGCTAATTGTCTCCATTCATTAGCAGTCTGTTGGAGATGAACATTTGATCTTTTACCCATAGATCTATCATATACAGACATCGCATAATTATCTATTGTATCTGATTTCATAAATGCTTCTGGGGTCTTTGTGTTAGCTAACTCTTTTGCATATTGTAAATTCTTTGATCCATATGGGCCTATGTCACTAAATGATCTTGAATCTTTAGGTATACTATAACCATAATCTCTTACTTTATTTAAACCTTGAATCTTTGGATTTCCTCTATATCCTTTTAATTTCTCTTTATTAACTGCCTGGTTATCAACGGCCCTAATCTGATCCATCTTCTTTGCTTTAATAGGTAGGATTGCTTTATCTCTATTAATCTGTCTTCTTATTTCTTTTGCAGTTGCATGGTGTTCGATTGAACCTCTATAGTGTTTTGTTAGTGCTTGTTTACCTTTAGAAACTGGACGATTCTTCATTGTTTTAATAGCAGCCATAAGTCGTCTATCTGCATTAACTGCCTTTCTAGATAATAACTGATTAGGAACTTTGCCTGTAGCATATGAAGTTTTAAGTCTCTTCGTTAATTTGAATGCAAGTTCCTGGGTCCCTTTCATAAATGTTCCAACTCCTCTTGTAATATGTTTCATTAGAGATAACGACGCATGTCGATATCCAGAACCAAAATCTGTGTTTCTATATCTCATATGTTCTCTAGTTCTAGATCCAAGGCCAATTCCTTCCATGTTTGAATTACGTATATCACTAATTGCCTGACGAGTACTAGTCCAATGTTTTCCTTTATCTGTATATTTGTTCTCTCTTTTTGTTGGCATTGGTTCTAGCATTTTTGAAGGATCATAGTTACCGCGGCTTAGCATAATTCCAACTGCTCCTATGCCTCCTAACCCCATTGCTATCGCAGGAGCTTGAATTTGCCCCTTTGGAGATATGAGCAATTTACTAATATTAGATGTTATAAGATTTTTAATATTCTTTGTTCCAGCTCCATTGCCGGTTAATTTTCCTATATTTGAGAAATGTGCCGATGCTAGTGTTTCTGCATGTTTAACACCAGACATTAATACTGCCTGTGTTCCTTCGCTAAGAGATGATCTTTCTATTAAGTTTGGAATAGCTCCTCCAGTACTTTGTCCAGTTCCAAATAGGTATTTGGCAAATTCGTGTGACTTTTTTTCATCTGTTAGAATGGACTTTATTGAGCTCCATGTATCTTTTTGTTT